AATTAAAAGATAATCAAATGACAAATGGCCACGCGGGCGTGCGCGGGTGACATGTGCGCGGGCGTGTGTGTGGATTATGCGGCGGGTTTGTTTTGGGGCGGGGTGGCCTTGGCATCATTGATGAGGAAAAATGTAGCCGAATCTGTCGAGATAAAAATACAGTGAGGATTTTCAGATCGGGATGCCCTGTAATCCTTATCCCAAGCCAAATACAAAAGAATAAATATTTTTCTGCATAGGGGCGGGGCAAGGGCCACCCCACCCCCTAGTACAAGTGCTAGCAAAAGCGCGATCAATTTACCCAAACAGGGTTATCGATATGGAATAAAACAGTGCCCCAGTACACCCACCCCAAAACAGTGCCCCAATACACCTGATTGAGGTGGTATGTATATATATATCCCAGCGGGGGGTACCCCGATTGTACTGTTGAATTTGCGTTTTGTCAAGCCCAAAAATTTTTTTTGTTGACAAATACATTTTACGTTGCCATAATAGGGGCGTAGGTTGAGTTCGACATTAGCACATCTCCCCAATCGCACTGTTTTATATGGTTATCATAGATGAGATAGGGCTACACGAATTTTATCCTACGCTTCCCACACGAAAGGCGCGTTGATATGCTCACTGCTATGCTATTAGCGTGTTCTATATACATTCCAACACAGTGTATTCAGATAAGCGACACACGAGGACCGTACAAAACGGAAGACGAGTGCATTGCTCGAATACAAGAAATGATAGAATCAGTGCGTACCGCTACCCCTGAACTGGTAATACGGGCTACACGGTGCACTGTTTTAACGGAAAACAGCGTGTAACCCTATGAATCTACTTCCACAGCAAAAGAAAAAGCGTGAACTAACCACACAACAACAGTTGTTCCTTGATTTACTGTTTGAAAACGGAGGTCAAGTCACCGCTGCAGCCGTAGATGCGGGCTATTCTCGCGGATCTGCTGCGTGGTTGCGTCGAAATCTCGCCGATGAGATCGTTGAACGCACAAAAGACATTCTTTCTATGAACGCACTACGTGCAGCAAACCGCTTAGTTGCTACAATCGACAACCCCGCCCCCGAACGCGGAGACGATCTACGCCTCAAAGCTGCCGAAAGCCTACTTAACCGTGTAGGAGTAAAACAAGCTGAAGAGGTAAACCACAACGTAACGGCAGTACACGGCGTAGTTCTGCTGCCACCGAAAAAAGAGGTAGTTATTGACGGCTAAACTGCCCAGTTACAAGGAATAACAAAGATATGGAATCAGCAAAACAAATTTACCAGTCTGCAAAAGACTTTTTCACTAACTTCACTGAAATGAGTAGGCGTGACGCTTACAATCATTTGGTTCGCATGTACCCAGACGACAAAGAAATGGTCGAACAGGGCATGAAACAGTGGAACGAAGCAAATCCGAACGCTAAAGGCAGGTCTGCAGAGGGTAGTGCGGAGAATAACTAGTGGCAGGTCGCCCCAAAAAAGATCCCAACGCACCCAAAGCCTCTTACAACTTGTCTACACGGGAACGTGCCCGTCGTGCGGCCCAAAAGAAATTACGTGCCGCAAAGAAACGTGCAGAGAAGTCTACAAAGGCAGCGGAGGATAAGCGTCGCTACGCCCGCAACATGGCAAAAAGCATGGGCAAAGTCGAAAAAGCCCTTAATGGTTCCGAAACAACTGTTATCGATCAGGGCGACCTCACTGATTTGCCCCCTGCTGTCACGGATCTTATTGAAGATACCGAAGTTGTCTTCAAGCCAAACAGCGGCCCCCAAGAAGAGTTTCTTTCAGCTAGTGAACGAGATGTTCTTTACGGCGGTGCTGCAGGTGGCGGAAAAAGCTTTGCACTTCTTGCTGATCCGCTTCGTTTTTGCCACAATCCTAACCATCGTGGTCTTCTTCTCCGTCGCACACTTGACGAACTGACCGAATTGATCGACAAATCACGCCAGCTTTACACAAAGGCGTTCCCCGGAGCAAAGTTTCGCGAGTCAAAATCTACGTGGCACTTTCCCTCCGGTGCAACCATCTGGTTTACCTACCTCGACAAAGACAAAGACGTAACCCGATTTCAGGGTCAAGCGTTTAACTGGATTGGAATCGATGAAATCACCCAGTATCCCACACCGTATGTCTGGGATTACTTGCGGTCTCGTCTTCGTTCTACTGACCCAGAGCTTCAGCAGCACCTGTATATGCGCTGCACAGCAAACCCCGGTGGTGTAGGCGGATGGTGGGTTAAAAAGATGTACATCGAAGGTACACCTGAAAACAAACCATTTCCGGCGTTTGATATCGATACAATGAAGCCGTTTTGCTGGCCAACTGGCCACGAAAAGGCAGGTCAACCGTTGTTCTTTCGCAAGTTTGTTCCGGCACGGCTGACCGACAATCCCTATCTGATGGCAGACGGCCAGTACGAGGCCATGCTCAGATCGCTCCCAGAAGTCGAACGAAAGCGGCTTCTTGAAGGGGATTGGGACGTGGCAGAGGGAGCGGCCTTTCCCGAATTCAGCAGATCAAAGCACGTCGTTGAGCCGTTTGATCTTCCTACTAACTGGCCGCGCATCAGAGCAGCCGACTATGGGTATGCTGCACCGTCATGTGTGCTGTGGGGCGCAATAGACTGGGACAACAACATCTGGATTTACAGAGAATTATACGAAAAACACTTGACAGCAGAAGAATTAGCTGATAGAATACTAGAAGCAGAAGAACTAGACCCACTGCCTCACTACACTGTTTTGGATTCGTCATGCTGGAACAAAACAGGGTTTGGCCCGTCTATAGCGGAAGTTATGATGAGGCAAGGGGTTCGATGGACGCCTTCTGACCGAAATAGAATTCAAGGAAAGATGGAAGTTCACAGGCGACTGGCAATTGATCCGTACTCTGGTGAACCCCGTCTGCGTATCTTTTCTACTTGCCAAAACATAGTAAAACAAATGGCAGGTATCCCCCTTTCAAAAACAAACAGTGAAGACGTAGACACAAAGTCTGAAGACCACGCCTACGACGCACTCCGCTACATGATGATGACTCGTATGACGGGATACGCATCGATTCATCAGCAACTAAGCTCAATAAAAAATCACGTTTACAAAGTACAAGATGAGGTCTTTGGCTACTAATGGCTGGAACTGAAGCATTTCAACTACGCGGAGATTTTGACCCTCGCACTATGACTTTGCGTGAGTACGCGACTATGTACGAAACAAAGGCGCGTGAAGAGGGTGGTCGCCAGATTAAAAACTGGACAAACAAAATCTTTAAGAATCCAGTGTACAAAGACTTTCTTGACGAGCCTGTCATCAATATATTTGATGCAAAACTAAAAATTAACGGAAAAAACGTACAACAAGCAGCCGAAGAAGCAGAGGGTACGCTCCCTAAAGGCGGTAGTCCTGCTGATTTACAAAGTAAAATACGCACCCTTGAAGAAGGTATTTTTGCTAAATTAGCTGATATTGATGCCTCTGAGGGGACTGATTTAACTGCCCGATACCGCCCTGTTTCTAGCCAAGTACAAAAACTTCAAACACGCGGTGAAGCAAAAACTGCAAGGGTACAATACACCACATCAAAAATTGGTGATTTAGTCCGCAACTTAGAAGCGCACGTAGAAAAAAATCCAAAAGACAAACCAATAGCGAACGCTATCCTGTACTTGCTTGAAACAGGGAGCCGCCCAAGCTTGCCTACTGAGCTTATAAGCGAACACTACGTAACAGATAAGTCTACTGAGGCGACCCGTCTACTTGGTGCTAGTGGTGCGGACGGAGTGCTAATACCTGCGGGAACTCGTGGAACAAAAAGACAAGCAAAAGGTCAAACAGCAAACGTACAGCCCTACAACGCACCGCTGTCTCAGCGGGCTGTAACTATTCTGCAAGATCAAAGCGATTATAACGCTACGAACTTCGGCGACAATCGTAGATTAAACAATTTTTTTCAAATTGAAGATGCTGATGGGTCTTTACGCCCAATTGACTTAGACGATATTAACAGAGTCCTTGGAGAAACCTCTCCAGATGGAATCATACAAAAAGTCGGGGAAAAGGGTGGTATAAAACCCACCGATAGAAAGCTTAAATCTTCTGACTTGAGAAAGCTATTTATTAACGCAGCAGAAGCTGCTGGAATACCCAAGTCTAACGTGGCGGCTTTGATTTCCCGTGACGTAGCGCAAAACACAGGATCACACGGTGTGTACATCGGTAACGCCGGAGAGTATAGCCCAAACGCTGTAGACGATCTAAATAGAATTAGCCGCCAAATGTGGGGGCAATATTCTCTTGGTACTGAAGAAGGAAAAGTAGAGTTTACTAAAAACAACCTTCTTTCTACAAACACCCTACTGTTTGGTGATAACACAGAGAGCCGCACTAAAACCCGCTCGTATGAAACTTTTGGACAAGGTGCTCCGCTCTCAACTCCTATTCAGGTAGGTGGATTTAGTGCGCCGACTGTTGATGACCCTAGCAAAGCCCCGTCTGGTCCGGCACCCAGTGCTACCATTACTGAAGCGGATAGAAGTAGGTTTACTAGCGTATTAAACAGTATTGACTGGGATAACATTGGCCGGAATCTCAAAAGCTACCTTCCGGGGCCAGTTGAAACGGCCCTAACTGCTGCTACCACATATACTGTTATGTCCGCTGATAACAGAGCCGAAGCGATGCGGGATGTTGCAGCGGATGTAGCTATCGAAACAGCAGGTGCTGCTGCTAGAATTGCAAACTTGCCTCTTACAACTGTTCAAATGGCGATGCAATCCAGTGATCTTGCACCCCCAGAAATTTCAGAAGTAGTTCCAGAAGAAGAAGCTCAACGCATGAAACAAATGGTTGAACAAGAGCAAAAAAGAATTGACTATATACCTGCCCTTGAAGTTGAAGAAGAAAAGGGCATGTCCTTTTTTGATATGGAACGTATCGTGACAGAAGATACAGCCATGGATGAACAAAACAGAGTG